AATCCTTGAGACTCTACTACATACTTTGTTCCGTAAATCTTGTTCTCAATTGTAATCGGCCAGGGTCTAATGTTTCTATAAATCATTTTCAAATCTCCTGAGCATCTTTTCAATGTTTTCTTGCTCAGAATTATTTATAGAGTCTTGGTTCAACTTTCGAATGTTTTTCAAAAGATTTTCTAAATTTCCCATGTTTCTGTAAATCACTTCAGCAAACTTATCTCTGGTTTTTTGATTAGATATTTTGGCAGATGTTGAATATAAAACTTTCAACGCCTTGTTAAGAGAGTCTTTCGAATAATCGGGGCGGTATTGATGAAACTTTCTTAAATCGTTTTTGGAAGGAATTGGATTACATTTCGAATCAATATCTTCTTCTAATGAAAATAATTTATAAAACTGAAGAAATTTCACCAGACGCTCCCAAGTTTTTTCTTAAGTTCTGGTCTAACAATATCTATAAGAAATGATTTAACATCCTTTTTCTTATATTTTCTCATCAATTCTACAAACTCTCTACTATACTTTTTCTGTTCCTCTTTAATATTCTTTCCAGACGCATGAAGATAATGTTCTATAACTCCAATATTTTCTTCCCAAAAATATCCGAACAATTTACCCTTTAAATGCTTAACTTCATGACCAGCTAACCTTTCACCATTTAAAAATTTAACAATCTCTATAACTTCTTCGTGATATTCACTTTTTTTAGTGTAATAGTTAGAACTAGGACTAATATCTTCTGGGAATTGAAAATCTATAGGTCTCTTTCCTAAAACGTAATTCTCGGGGTTGTCATAAAAATATATAGAAATTTTTCTAGTTTTTGCAAGAAGTTCTAAATCTTTCAACCTAACTAAATTGGTTTTGTTCTTATCAGCATCTTCAATATTTTCTACCAAAACATGTATAGAATTTATAAATTTATTTACATGGTCTAATTTAGGTTCGTTACTCCAAAATCTCTCTTCTTCCTCAGAACCCTTTCTTCCCGAGCCCCAATAATCAACAGACTTAGATTTCATTTTACTCTTTAAAGAATCAAAATCTAATTCAAAATACAAAGGCACTCTAGGACGTTTCGAATGACCTTCACTACCTAAAAAATACTTTCCGGATTTGTTTCGCATAGTAGATAAAAAATAATACTTATCAGGACCCATTTGCTTCTCTACTTTTGCTATGTTGGGATTCAATTCTATTTCATCATTTTTTAATATACTTATCGCATTGTCTAGATAAGTAGCATGATAAACTTTTTGCAAAGACTCTAGCAATAAACTTTCTATATATTCTACTAATGTTTTCATAGAATTATTTAGAGATACTTATAACCTTCAATTCCTTTGGATGTTTTTTCTTTCATTATCTGCCTAACTCTTGTATCTGTTTTACCTATAGCAATTGACGCATCTTTTATAGATTTATATTCTATATTTTCAAAAAGTATTGGTTTTGTTTTTGTTATAAATTTTTCCGAAAGTGTTCTTCTATTTAATCTTTTATATCTATCATTTCCTTTATCTTCCTCTCTGTGTAATTTTGATATAATAGATTTTTCCGTTAATCCTAATATCAAAGACGCCTCCTTAAAATTTTTATAAAAAACTCCATCAAAAATTATTTCTGAAGAATTAGACTCTCCAATTTTATTGCGCGTTTCTTCTGAACGTTCTTTTCCATATCCAGGGTGCAATTCACCTTTTTGAAATGTTCCTGGTTTAATTTGTTCGCTCATATATCATTTCCTTTTGTTTAATTTCTAATGGATTCTTTCTAATATAACAAATTTCTAATAACTTGTCAAGACATTTCTTAAAGATATTTGAAAAGAGGATTTCCTTTGGCAACCTCTTCCTCCATTATTTGTTTTATCCTTGGCTGAGTTCTGTTAATTTTCTTTCCGACTTCTGTCAAAGATTTATATTTTACTCCATTAAAAAGAACTGGTTTCATTTTTTCTGAATGGTCCATATTAACGACTCGATGCTCCATATATTTGTAATCAGGATTTCCTTTTTCTTCTTCTCTAATAATTTTACTTCTAATAGCCTTTTCGTTCATATTTAATTTTCTTGCGGCAACTTTTACTGAAGAATATTTTTTGCCGTTGTATATAATTTCCGACGAAGTTGCATCTGAAATTTTTTCTTTGACCTCTTCCGTTCTAGGGATTCCGTAGGTTGGACTATTTTCTCCAGAAAACTTATCTACCCATAATTGTCTATCCTCTGGAGAAAGGTTTTCGTAATATATTTTTAGTTTTGCTTTTTGTTGTTCTATTGCTTCCTGAGATTGGTGAGAACCTTTTCTATTTCCAGGATTATGCTTAAAATATTCTTCGTTCAACTTTGCAATTTTTATTCTACAATATTCATATTCTTTAGCAGTTGCAACTTTTCGTTCCCCTGTCTTTCTAGTAATCATACATTGATAAGCAAAAGCAAGTTCTCTATTATGCGGATTAGCCATTTGCAAAAGTTTATGACAGAGATAATGTTCTCTAGCTGTCAATAAAACTAAATTGCTGGAATTGTTAGTTCCACCTTGACACTTAGGAATAATATGATGTTTCTCAAAATATTCTCCTTTGCCTTTTACTCGATATTTTGTCTGAGCATTTTTAATAATTTTGTTGTAAATTCTCATGTAATTCATTTTCAATTCTCCATGTTTAGCTTTCTTTTATTTATGCATGTTCGCCCCTAAATTTTAAGATTTTTACAAATAAAAAGAGAGACCCTTTGCAGAATCTCTCTTAAAATTTAGCGACTATTAGTTTTTATTATGAACCAATAACCTTATCTAGATTTACTACCTGGATAGCACGATAGTAACGACCAGAACCCAAAAGGGAATCTGTGATAGCATAGCGCGACATAACTCCAATATTTCTCCCGAAGTCATCTGGGCGAACAGCAGAGTTAAACAGACCAGTGATAAAGTCGGAAAGAATGATACCGGCATCATTAATGCTAGGACCCTTATAACCAACAAGAGCATAGTCTAGAGGAGCGAGAGCGTCACGATAAACGGTGATAGTTCCATTGATCTTACCTACTTCAGTAACGGTGGTAGTTGCATTTACTTCGGCAGTGTTGGCGGTGAACTGAGGCCCGGCAGACTGTAGAGCAGTAGCTACGCGAGGGCTGACGATAACGAAGTTACCGGCTCCACGGAAAGTAGCAGTTGCAATGTCATTAGAAGCCTTAGTGATTACGTTAACTAGATTAGAGAACTTTTCCTGAGACCAGCGTCCGTCGCTATTGAAAGCATCGAATGTAACGGGGACTGCTCCACCATTAGAAACGTTTACGGCGGCTTGAATCATACGACCGATAATTTCGCGGTCTCGTTCGGCAGGCACTTCGATGGATAGGATGTCAAGCATCTCACGTTCCATATCTAGATTATGCATTGCCTTTAGATCCTGAGCGGCTACGAGTGAGAAGCTGGCTCCAAGCATACGAACGTTTGCCTGAATAGCAACCTTGTCAAGATATAGGGTAAGCTGAGGCATTCCATTTCCAATTCCCCAAGCTTCAGCGGCGGAGGTAGCAATACCAGTACCGAACTGACCAGCAGACGCTCCGGAGAGGGTATAGATGGCAGAAGTAGCAGTGGTAAGAGCAGATCCAGCCTGTGAACCTGAATATCCAGAGAATTCGTTAAGAGCACGGAAACCGGCTTCGTAAAGATCGTTTCCACCAGTTGTTCCAGCACCAGGAACACCGGCCTGAACATATGCACGACGAAGAGCATAAGCAAGTCCGACAGGTCCATTCATAGCCTGAAGACCAACTACGCGGTGAGCGAAATGTTCGTAGTAAGCTCTGCGAACGAGGGCAAGGGCGATAGGTTGGAACTGAGCACCGGCTCCGTTATTTGAACCGTAGTTGCCAGTAGTGGTTTCGCCAGTTACGCTTTCGGTAAGGCTAAAAGATTCCTGAGAAACTTGGTTTTCCATTAGGACTGCAAGGTTAGCGCGAAGTTCTGGATTAGGAATGGAGGCAACGGAGAGCTTTCCGGGCATACGCATCCACTTTTCTAAAATCTGATCTCTAGTTAGTTTACTCATTTTTAATTTCTCCTTTAGAGTTATTAAAAATATTTATAAGAAAGTATTAAAAAAATTTTCTCAAAGGTTTTCGAAAAACTACTTTAAAAGGTTTTCCGAAAAATTCTCTAAAATACCAAATAAAAAGAGTCCTGATAATTAAACCAGAACTCTTAAAATTTTCCCGAACACTTTCTCAAAAAACAATCAGAAAACAATCAAAAACTTACTTCAAAAGATCTGCAACGCGGCCCAATCTAATTTCATCTTGGCTACGTTCATCTTTCTCTTCTTTCTTATCTTCTTCCAGGGTATCTAAAGTATCTTCGGCAAAAATATCTTCGTTGATTTCTTCTTTCTTAGAGGATTTCTTAGAAGACTTAGAAGGCTTTTCATTCTCTTCTCCGAAAGGTGATTCGGCTTCTTCTAATACTTGAACGAAAGTATCAATCTTAGAAGCAACTTCATCAAAAGACTTTCCTTCAAACATTGTGATTACGCGACTCTTCTGTTTGTTAGAAAGGCCATCAATCTTAGAAGCGATTAGGAGACCAGTCTTTAGTTCGTCATTCTTCTTCTGTAGATTGATAGTGGCCTGATAAGATTCATTTAGTTTCTTAGTCAGTTCGGCAGTCTTTTCTTCAGATTCTTTAATAGTCTTTTCACCGTCTGTATCAAGTCCTACGAGAGATGTTTCGAAAAGCTTGAAAATACCATCTACAATAGGAGCATAAGCCTGATGAATTGCGTGTTCCTTTAAGACTTCATCGGAAATTTTGTTGGTGATTTCCATGTCTAACCATTTATCAAGATTGTCTAAAACAGATTCCTCTAGATTTTCGAATTTCTCGGCATACTTTTCTTCTAGCTTTTCGGTTTCTTTTGCAACGGCTTCTGTCAATTGTTCTGCCACATACTTATCAGCTAGAGCCTGAAGCTTTTCTACAGCAGTTTCCTTAAATTCGTTAGTCTTAGTTTCGTAAGATTCTTTCAAAGTCTTTTCAGCAAGTTCTAGACGAGTTTTGACTTCCTGTTCGCAAAAGCTTTCGGCAAGTTCTTCTAGACGGAGTTTTTCTTCTCCTGCAATTAATTCTGCTTTTAGATTAGCCTTCTCATCAATTAGAGTTTGGATGCTTTCTTCCAATTGAGCAAAAATTTCTGGAGAGAGTCCATCACGAAATTTTTCTAATACACTTTTAGTAGCCATTTTATGTTCCTCTTGTTTAAATTATTTAGGAAATTTGAAAGAAATTTTTTGGAAAGCTTCGGAAAAGTTTTTAGAGAATTTTGATAAATAGGTGATTGAAAATTTTATGGTTTGTAGTGAAGGCCTAAGTGTTTGATTTTGTCTGGAAATTTTCGTTCTCCTTTAAGATAAATTAAAAGATTACTAGAAGATATTCCAAGTTCTCTAGAACATTCTTTAGCAGACATCCAAAATCTTCCAGCATTATCATAAACAATCTTTTTAGGATTATCTTGTTTAATTTTTTCTAATATTTGCTCAGGAGTTTTCGGAATATAATTTATATCATCAACATAATGTAAATCTAAGTAATATAAATCTTTTCTTGTTTTTAATTTGCCCGTTAACGTAGAGCATAAATCACCCGTTCTTATTTTCAATTCTTTTCCGGCTATTTCTGCACAATTCCAAAATCTTCCAGTATTATCCGCGATTTTTCTAGTCCTTGGATGATTTTCTCCTTTTAATATATTAAGGGGTCTATTTTTATATTCTGCTTGTAATTCTTCTTTGGTTTTGTTTATGTGTTCTTTATTTGTATAATGTAAATCTAAACAATACAAATCTTTTCGAAATATAGTTTTTCCATTCAACATAGAACATAAATTATTGTATTGTATTTTTAATTCTTTTGCGGCGGATTCTACATACTCCCAAAATCTTCCATCATTACTAGCAACATGATATTTCTCTAATTCTTTTTCATTGTAATATTTTTCAATTTCATCTATTGGTTTTGGTATATAATTTTCGGAAAATATATGAAAATCTAATAATGCCAAGTCTTTTGGAAAATCTAAAGTTCCATTCATCATATTATAAAATGTTGATGGAACAATATCATATCTTCTAGCGACATCTATAATACAACCTAAACTATTTCCATATCTATCAAAAACCTCTTTATTATTTGAAGTATTCATTCCTTTATATTCTAATTTTGATAATCTTTCTAACTCTTCTTTAGATTTTGGAACCCAATTTATATCATCTTCATAATGTAAATCTAAATGAACTATATTTCTACTCATTGGTCTTAAACCACCAAGCATGTCATGAAAATGCGATTTTATTCCTAACGCATCTGCACATTCTTTTACACAACTCCAAGTTCTTCCAGTATTGTCGGCAACTTTTCTAGCATTGTAATTATTTCCACCTAATCTCCAAGCACCATCTTTTTGTTTCCAAGGATTTTTATCAGAATTCGCATGTTCCCGCCATTTTCCTTTAGACGAATCATAATCAGAAAAAAATTGCCCACCACCATCACAATTATAACCATTTCTATTTTGTATAGTAGAATCTAATTCTTTTATATATTTTATTTCCAATTCATCTAATCTTTCAGGAACACATTCTTCTAAAATGTCAAATGAAAAATTTTCAAATCCATATTTTTTAATAGCGTTATGAAAAGGACAATCATCATTAAAATGACTATGCGATTTATATCTTTTCCAAACATCATTGCTTTGTCCAATATATAGTTTTCCGTTAATATTGTTCGTAAATTTATATATTCCACATATTTTCTTTTTGGCCATGACGAACTCCTTTGTTACATCTTAAAATCATTTTATCATATTTAATCTTACTAGTCAAGAAAAAATTATAGTAGAATAATCCATAGGTAGTTTAATCCTTCGACTATCTACTATAATTTTTATATTTTATTTTTTAGGGCTGTTATAAACTTTCTTAAATCATTTTCTAAATTTCTGGTTCCGTTTTTCGAAAGATCTTTTTGAAAAGTTTCTACAGCGACTTGCCTAAAAGAATCGCCATCAACAACCCAATCAAATTGCTCTATTAGGCTCTCTGTTACTGCAATTGATGCAGAAGGGTCCACACAACAATCGGTGGCAATAAGTTTGAAATTATCATTTACTTCACCATTTGGTAGTAAACTTCCTAATCCGCGAGTCGAACAAGAGATTAAAATATTATCGTTCATAAGAGCTTTTAATATTTTTCCATAAGGAGTATCTAAAACCATAGCAGTTCCAATATAATTATTGCCATCTTCGATTAAACTTTCCGTTAAAATAGCCGAGTCCTCATATTTTAAAACGCACGATTCAGGATGTGAAATATTTCCTAGGGACTTTCTCATTTTTATATGGGTATTCGTATATCGTTCTACTTCTGGAGAAACTATGCGCTTTCTATAAATTCTTCCATTTTGGTTTCTTTGCTCACACATAATGAAAGGACCCTTAATTCTATAAGATTTATCCTTAGTTCCATCATTTTTGTCTTCTACCAAATAACTCAAATCAGAAGCATTTACATATTCAGTCAGTAATTTTAATCTTTCTTCCGCCATAATTCCCCCAAAGTTTTCCGAAAACTTTCTCTAAAACTTCTCTAAAAATCCCGATTAAAAATTATCCTTTCTTTCCGGCTCTCTTTTCTTTAAGGTCTGCAATAAATTCTTCTTTCTTTTTGCCAATCTTTTCTACAATTTTTTTAGCAACCATTTCTTCAAGAACTGGCTTTAATGAGACATAATTACCTTCGTTAACCATTTCGATAATTTTCTTAGACATATTTAAAAACCCTCTTTCAAAGTATTTATGAAAAAGGGTTTAGAGATTTTTTAGAAAAGTTTTATTAAAGACTTTCTAATCTATTATTTTGCAGCCCATACCAAACCATCATATGCACAAAATAGTATATTTGTTCCAGAAACTATAGGCTGAGTATTGGCAACTGTTCCATTATAATAGATTGACTGTGCGGCGGAAAGAGTATATGCAAAGTTTCTATTGAAAAATGTATATTCAAGACCAGTAATAGGAGGATTAGGAAGTTTAATAGTTACCGCTGAAGCATTTATAACAACCTGATTATCATATGTAGGATCCAATTGAATGGATGAAGATGTGATAGTGGTCTGATAAATGATGTTGTTAACGATAAGGTTATTAGTAAACAAAGTTCCTGAAGTAGCTCCGGAAACATATACCGAAACTCCACCAGTAGCAGCGGCAATAGTAGCGTTCACATCTCTAAGACCAAGTCCCCCACCACCTGAAGGATAAGCATTCTTTCCAGGCTTTCCATCAGATACGAAAGATTCCCAAAGATTTTCGCCTTCGGTTCTAATATAAACAACACCTTCATTAACGTGTTTGAAAGTAGTTCCAGGAGTATGTTCCAAAGGATTAGGCATATAATTCAGCTTTCCTAAAAACTTTGGAGAAACATTTTCATTTACGTTTTTAGGAGCTTTCATTCCCTTGCCCATATCTACTACAAGCTCATTAGGATCTGACTTAACATATGCGGCAGCTTTCTTAGCATCTTTCTTAAATTTCTTTTCGTCAGAGGTTTCGTCAGAGGTTGAGGAAACTTCTTCATTCATCTTTTCGTCAAGTGATTCTAGAATACTTTCTACAGAATCAGTTTTCTTTGTTTTAGGCGTTTCTTCTCCCTCGTTCAAAATCTTATTAGCAAGGTCTTTAAAATCCATTTTTAGGGTCCTCTTTTAGAATTATTTATAAAAACTTTCTGAAAAATTTTAAGGAAGTTGTATTGCGCCTGTTTCTGCTTCTTCTGGAGGAGGTTGTTCTTTAGATCCTTCAGGTGTTTGTTCTTTTTCCGCACCAGTTTCTTCAGCATTAGATTCTTGGTTTTGCTGATTCATTTCTTGGTCTGGTGTAGGTTCTTCTTCTTCGGCATTATCTTCTGGTTCTTTATCTTCCTCTTTTTCTGCATTTTCGGAAAGTTCTTCAGCAATTTGATTTCTCTTTTCTTGATATTCTTCTTCATTATCTCCCCAAATTTCTGTCATAACATATTTAACCGGGAAGAGACCGTTTGGATTATCTTTACTAGCAATTAGAGAAGATGCCATGTTAATTACTTCCAAGCGAGATTTAAGATTTAGGAGTTTCTTTTGTTCGGCGAAGGCATTATCATTACAGAATTCTATATCAAAACAATGTTCTCTAGTAAATTTTGAATCTACTTGATTAGAAAGAACCAATTGTGTGCAGAGAAAATCTATGAAAATTTTCTTAAACATTCCTCTAAATCTTCTAATCATTTTTTCGAACTTTAATTCTTCTCTAGTGATTTCTCCTGGAGCAGTATTAGAAACTACTGAATTAAGATTATCCGCCCAGCGATTTTTAGGAATTTTTAGAGATGTATATAAAGCGGTTAAGAACATATTTACATCTTCTAGCTCACCAAGATTCATTCCTGATTGTAGAGTTGTTACATCTGTTCCTTGACCTTCTCTTTTAATAAACCAGTAATCATCAGTAAGAGCTTGAAACATTTTTGTAGAATCGACGGTTCCAGATTCAGAATTGTATGTATAGTTTTTTCTATATCTTGCAATCAACCCCTTTAAATATTCTTCGGCTTTTCCAGGAGGTAGTCTTCCAGCTTCTACGTTCCAAAGTCTTCTTTCAGGTGCTCTTACTAGTCGGTAAATAACCAAAGAGTCTTGAAGATTTTTATATTGGTTCCAAGTTCTGATAGTTCCTTCTAAGTATCCTCTTACGTCTAAAAGAGATTGAGAATAATTATCCCAATGGACATAGCAAATTTGATTGGTTTCAAATGCAGTATCTTGATTTTGAGAATAAAGAGTAGACAAAGCAAATCTTTTTGTAGACTGAACGTATTTTTCTATAGTTGTTCCTTTATAAATTGGATATGTATTTACGGCGGGAAGAACTTTCATTCCTATAATTCTTGTGCCTTGGTCATTCATAACTTTTTCTAAAAACAATTCAGAATCTATTAACCACATTCGGAAAAGATTCCATCCCCGCTGGTCAAATTTAATAACCTCATCTACAATATAATCAAAAACTTTTCTAATATGTTTTTCATCTCTTGTAGGTAAATCTTTTTTGATTATTAGTTTTACATATTTACCATGTTCGTCTGGAGTAATAGCTTCGTCACAAATGGTATCTAGAGCGTTAGAAATTTCTGGGAAAAAAGACATGTCCCTATATGTTGCGATTTTCTGAGCCTTAGATGCGAAAATTGATTTGAAAGCGGCTTGATTAGAAGTGAACATCGCATTAGGACTAGAAGAATAAGATCCATAAAGATTTTGAGAAGCATCTATAAGCATAGATTCTTCTTGAGAAACGCCTTGAGAATTTCTTACAATAGCATCATCTGTGTCTTGGTCAAACTTGTTTCTAGCTTTTAAGAAATTGTGACTAAATGGGTTTATGCCGATGTTCATGAAGTTCCTTATTATTTCAAGTCATTAAGATTTGATTCTTCCAACTTCAAATATTTAGCAACCATAGATATTGATGAGTTAATTATTTTATTACTTTCGTCAAATTTTTCCGAAAAATACTTCAAATTTTCCGAAAGTAATTCATCCAAAGTCTTAACTTGTGTCAAATCTTCATCTATTGTTTTCTTAATCTTCTTTAATTTTTTTCCTAACTTACTATCTTCAACTGACATAGGACTAATTGGCTGTCTAGAAAATGTTGCAGCTTTTGGTGCAAATACATAATTCCCCATAGTCGCTGTTGTAATCTGTGGAGCTTCATCTTTCTGCTCTTCTTTCTTAATATCTAAAAGATTTTTCAAGCAACCTACCACAAGAGGATAAAATCGTTCGGACTTTTCGTCTATGTCATATTCTTTCTTTACAATTTTCTCGCATTTTTTCCAAAGAGATTCTACAGTCTTGGGTTTCTTTCCAGACTGTTTTGCTAGTGATTTCATTAATCCTGTAGGCATTTATAAACCCTCTTTTAGAAGTATTTATCACATGAATAATTTTTAAAGAGAACCGTCGCCACCTTCAATACCAGTCCACCAAAGTCTATACGCAGTTCCTTGAGGAAACGCAACAGATTGGGAAGTGGACATTTGTTAATCCTGCTTTTTAAATATTTATAATAAAGCAGGTATCAAACTTGTACTATTTTGAATTGTTGTGAGAGAAGTTTGAATTGCTGAACTATTTGACATATAAGCTTTTCCAGAATCTATTTGTAAAGAATTGCTAGTTGTTGCAATTATTGTTGAATTATCATCTCTTGCCAAACGCGCACCAGTCATAATTGCGGGGGTTGTGTTTGTATTAAACAAGGTGACATTAGTAATCGTGGTATTGATTACATAATTTATAGAGTCTTGTGCAGTAATCCCCCCAAAATATGTAGCAATCCCCAAAGATGTCATTAAATTATAACACCACCAAGCATACATTCTTTGAATTGTAGACGAACTACCAGAAACAATATCAACATACACATGAGCATAGTCA